TCGAACTTGCTGAGCGCCTCACCGGATTTCGAGGTCGCGGCGTTCCGCAGGAAGTGCGACGCCGGCGTGACCACGTGAAACGCGTTCTTTCGGGCGCCGAACTCCAGCCACCGCCAGTAGTACGGATCAGTCGGGCTCTTGGCGCCACGCGCCGCGCCTTTGGCCGGCCTGACATTGACGAAGACACCGATGTCGCCGGCGCGGCGCGCCACCTTGCTGTTGCGCACGCTGATGGCGTTGCGCACGGTACCGGCGCGCCTGAACTGGTTCGGTGTCTTCAGCATCGGTGCGCCGGCGCGCGCGGCGTCGCGGATGATCCGCGCCGCGGCCGCCAGGGCGTTGCGGACGGCGCGCTTGCGCAACTTCGGGCCGAGTTCCAGGAGCGCGGCCTTGAGCTCCTCGAGGCCGCGAATCTCCACGCTGAAATCACCGGCCATCGCGCTGCCCTTTCACCACCATCAGTTCGAGCGTGTGGCGGCCGCCGTCGACGTTGATCGGCTCGCCGACGATGTCGTAGGGCTCGCCCCGCCAGATCAATCGCATGGCCGCCCTGATATCCGCGCGCCAGTAGATGGAGACGCGCGCATCGAGCGTCTGTTGCGCCTGGCTGGCGGCGAAGAACTCGCGGGCGCGCAGCGGCTGCACCTTGGCCCACACTGTCGGCCGCACCGCGATGTTCGTCCAGGTCTTGACGCGTTCGCCCAGCGAGTTGTCGACCTCGCCGGCCGCTTGGAACGTCACGCGCTGATCCATCTCGCCGGCACTCAGGCGAGCCGTCTTTGGCATCGTCGCGCTCCCTATTCGCCGCAGGCCGAGATCGGGTCGTAGAACAACGCCGTGCCGGTCATCTGCGCGACATTCGCGAAGTCGTTGCCGGTGTTCGTCACGTTCGAGCATGCCGGCGTACCGCCGCCTATTTCCAACCCCGCTGCGGCGCCGGTGCCGGTGAAGTACCAGACCAACCCTCTGCCCTTGTTGTTGGTCAAGGTGATGTTCGTGCAGGTTCGGTTGTAGTAGTTGCGGTAGGTGAAGGCCGGCCCGGTGTTCGTGGTTGTGTCCTCACCGGCGTTGTCGACGAAGTTGCCGTCGACGATGTAGTCGTGGCCGCCAGAGATCGCGATGCCATGACCATTGGTGCGGGCAATGCGATTGCCGCGAACATCGATCCAGCCGACATCGCCTGTTCCGTCGTAGTCGCCAAGCTGCAGGCCGGCGGCAGAGTTGCCGCCGTAGAAGGGGCCGATGATTCGGTTGTTCCAGATCTTGAGCGGTTTGTCCGGGCTGGCGATGATCGGGCCGGCGATATTGATCTTGTCTTCGATTGCACCGTCAGAAGTGCCGGTGTTCTCGGTCTGAGGCTTCGGGACACGCACCTGACCAACGGTGTAGCGACCGTGGTACTTGTTGCAGCTGATCGACGACTGATCGGTGTTCGACGTGATCGAAAGGACTTGGATGGCGTTGCCGCCCCACCTGGGACCGAGCACATTGAAGACGAAGTTCTTTTCGATCACCACCGCCTCGGCGCTCTGCACGTACATGCCCCACGAGCCGTCGTGAATGACGTTGCCGGTGATCGTCGTCACGCCCGTCGCGCCGTTGACGTAGATGGGCCGATCGTTGAGGCCGTTGTGATTGTCGTCACCGCTGGGGTCGATGACTGCCGGCGTGCTCGGGCCGATCTCGTTGTTCCGAATCGTTGGGTTGCTGATGCCGTTGGCCAAGATGCATGCGCCACCACCGGCCGGGCACCTGATGCGCTTGTTCTCCAGCACCTGGTTGTCTGTCATGACGATCGGGCCCGTCACGTCGGTCATGTCGGTCCGCATCGCCATCGATAGCGGGGTCGGGACGTCCGAGGCGCCGCGGGTCGACACCGTCGCCGGCGCGATGCCGGCCACTGTCCTGCCGGCGAACGAATGGCCGAGCGCGGCACGCGAAGTGTCGGAGGCCAGCGCGCAATATCCCCCCGACCGGAAAGCGTTGCAACTGAGCGCCGTTCCTGCGGCTACCGTGACCCCGGATACCCGCGCGCCCAAAGCACCCGACGTGATCGCGAACACCGGCACGGTGGTCGCTGTCGTCGATTGCGTCCTCGCGTACTCCAGATCCATCGACCATTCGACCGACGGGTTGATGCACTCGACAACCGCGATTGCGGTCCCCGATGTCTGCAGGCCATTGCCCTGCACGCCCAGGCAAAGCGGCAGGCCGGCCGTCGAGAGGTCCGATTGAAATTGCCGCGTCGCGCTGCCAATGCTTGCCTTGTAGGCCGTCCAAAGCTGGCCAGCCGCCGTCGAGCAAGTCGCCAGCGAGACATCGGCATCGACCGCGGCGCTGGACGCCTCCAGGCACTGGCTGCCGATCTTCAGCCGGTACTTGCCACCCGAGCGCGGGTCGAATATCACGTCCTGCGTGCTGCTCGCCGCACAACCCACCTGCGTCATGGTCGACGCCATGCAGTAGCCGCTGTGGACGTTCTGCAGATGCGTCGCGCGCGCACCGAGCGCCGAAAGCGCCAGCAGCACCAGGATGAAGAGTTGTCGCATCGTCAAAGGACGGTGAAAGTGAGACTGCCGACGGCGTCCGCCCAGTCGACTCGGTACGCATTGATGTCGGACGGCAACGAGATGACGAAGCTCTCACCGACGGTGCCCGAGATATCGCCAATAGGGGTACCGTCGCTCGCATAGACGCGACCTGTCGCGCTCCCCGATGTCGCGAGAATCGTGAACGTCAGCGCAGCGCCGAATGTCGCCGTGATCGCGCCTGTCGTCGTGAGCAAATTGCTCAGCGTCCACACGCCCGCCGCGGGGGGCGTCGCGGTGGCACTGCGCGAGATGACAGCCAGGGCGGCAGGAGTCATTGCCGATCAGGCGATGCGGACGATGCCGGCGCGACCGATCGCGATGCGAGCCGTGCCGGCGCCTGCGAAGCAGCCGCCGAAGTTGATGCGGAAGACCGTTGGGGTGCCGCTGCCGGGGATCACGATCGGCCGGCTCTTCGCGACGTAGGTGAACGACTCCGGATAGGGGCCGTCCGTCGCCGTCGAGTACGCGTTTTCGTAGACGAAAAAGTTGGTCGTGCCGTCGTTGTATTGAAGGTAGAACTGCATGCCAGATAGGTTCGCGGCGGCGGTAAGCGCCGCACCGCCGGCGCCGGAGGCGTTCAATTCGGCAACGATGATGTACGTCCCACCCTGGACCGCGCTCGCATGCATGCTGGGGAAGCGCGCCTCGAAGCTGTCACCGGCGGCCGTCGCGGTGATCTCCATAATGAAGTCTTGGCCCTTGCCGTCGGCACGCGCCGCCACCGATGCAACCATGGTCGGCGTGCCGCCGCGGGCGAAGGTGATTGAGCCCGTCGGCATGTTCCCGGACACACCCGTGCCCGTGGCCGTCTGCGAGCCCGTCATCAGCGGGTTGACCATCACCTGCGTGATGGCGCTGTCGTAGGCAATCGTCGCTGCGTTGCTGGCGGGCAAAAAGTCGATGGCCTTCGGCACGATGCTGTTGATCCACGCAGCCACGGGCTTGGCTTCTACGTAACCGCCCACGTTGCCCTCGTGGACACCTGGCGAGTCGCGGAAATAGTTCGTCGTCGACTCGATGTTGCTCGATGTCGGGTTGAGCATCGGGTTGCAAAGCTCGATGAACTCCACGCCAGGCGTCGATGCGGCGTAGTTCCGAATCAACTTGTTCAGGTTGTCGAGTTCACGGCACTTGGCAACCGTCGAAGCCGCGAATGCCGGGAATGGAATGGAGCACGCAACCGGCGTGATGCCAGCAGCCAGCGCGCGCTTGTACATGGTGATGAGCTTCGGCATCGTCACCGCGGCGGTGGCACCGTTCGTGATGATGTCGTTGAACCCTGAGTTGATGATGCAATACTTTGGCGCCAGCGGGATTACGCCCGGCGCAGTCGTCACGGCGCTCGACTGCGAGCCGATGCCGCCGAAGCCGGCGCCCGCGGTGGCGTTGCCGAACCGCGTCAACATGTCGTCCACGGCTTCCCCGTTGACACCCGCATTGCCCACCAGCGTCAGCTTCTGGCGGGCCATGCCGTTCCCGAGCGTGAACCAACGCGGGCGGCCGGTTATGGCTGTCGTGCTCTGGTCGTAGCATTGCTGGGTCCGGCTGTCACCGATGATGACCGCCGTCGCGCAGGCAGCCGCATTGCGTGCTGACGCGTACGGCAACGCCGTCCATGTCGACGTGCCGTCACCGACCTTCGACAAGCCGGTGTCGATCTCCAGGGCCATCTCGCCTTGCGCGAGAACAGGATTCACGGATAGCCAAGTGGCAGCCGTGTCGTTTCTGAGTTGGATCTTCTGGACCATTTAAGCGCCCCCGCCATTGAT